AGAGTCACTTCCTGGTTCCGGTCCACGTACCAGGCGAGATCAATAAAGGTGGCAGCGGTCAGTACTGCTCCGGCGGCAAGGTCAGTCTCCACGCTGCCAATCATTGAAGCAAGAACTAAGGTTCCGCCGGAGTACTTGAAATACAACCCGTCCGTCGGAGCGAACGGAGTTGCGCTGGTATTCATCAGCCCAATGTTGAAGTATCCATTGACGATGTCGTCAATCGCGACTCGAGCCAGGAAAAAAGCTTTCTTCCCAGCAACGAGAGAGAAGCCAGCAACAGGAAGCTGGATTGAAGTGAGATCGTTAGCACCGGCTGAAGTCAGAAGCTGAAGAATCGCTCCAACCCCTCCAGCAACCAAGGTCACTGTTCCAGTGGTCTTAGTCTGAGTGTACTGTGCGTTGATCGTGTCGAAGTCATCATCCCACACATGATACGCGAAGGGATTCGGCTGACCAAAATTAGCCAGAGGCATGCCAACACGATCTGTAGATACGCCGGAAGGATAACGAACAGGAACTGGTGAAGGCTGAGTCATCAAAATCTCCCGCGGCCCGAAGGCCGCACTAAGTGCGCGGGGGAATCATGCGCGTAATATACCGCATATATTACGCGCATGAAATTAGTCCTCCTTCTCCTCTTTACGGCCCGTTCGATCCGAAGACCGCCCGAGGATCGGTGTTACCGCAGCTAAGCCGCATGTACGCCCGAGCCTTGAGGTTCATCGTATCGAAGTCGTTGTCCTGGTCGAAGCTTGCCTTCTCTCTCCAATAGAACTTCATACCCTCCATGCAGTTGGTTCGGACGAACCAGGCATGAGCGGCGGTGAAGTAGTGGTTGAGCTTGATTCCTTTCGGAAAGGCGTTCGTGGACCGCAGGATGTTCGGATCGTTGTTCGCGGTTCCGGGCTGCAGCACGCTCTTCAGAATCCGATTCGCGTTGAACCACTCCTGCCGAGGGATATGCAGGGACAGAGGCATGATGTTGACCAGAAGTGCTCGGTCATTCTGCACGCCCATGATCTGAATGCATATGTCCTCCAGCGCCGCCTCGCACAGATCCGCATCTGGGCTGAGACGGTTGGACCAGGTTCCGCCAGTCGTGTTCGGATGAGCCGTGTTTATCAGACTCACTCCGTCCGCCCCGACATAGAACGCGCCTGCAAAGGCATCGTTGTAGGGCACGACCGCGACGTTCTCCACTGTCTGCACCATGGAGAAGGCATTTGACTTCGCCCGACGGTTGCTCACCGTCTCGTAGAGGTTGTCCTCATACTCCTCATACGTGCACTTGTATCCCAAGAAATACGCAAGGTGCGTGTACCGAGCGACCGGTCCCTGAGTCTCCCAGTCATAGTATCCCGTTGCTCCTTCAGCCTTGTAAGGTGCCAGCCCGAAGGGCGTGATCTGTACATCTTCCTCCCAAGCCTGATCTGACGTTTCCACGTCGTAAAGATCCCCGTACTCTTCCGAGTGCGCGGCGTATATTTGGCCCCAGGTCGCCTTGATCCCGGGCCAGAGGAGTTTTGGATGACTCCCAGTAGTGATGACGCCACCAGCCATGATTAAACTCCCGCCACGCCGGCTTTGAAGAAGTGGTTATTGATCCGGCAGAGCCATTTCTGGTAGTTCCCCGGTGCATTGTCGATCGCCTGCTTCAAGCCAAGGAGCTGGAAGTTGTAGGTCGCGTTCGCAGCCGCCGCAGTTCCATTGTCGATGAACGCCTGGCTCAAATACCCCGGTGCCGCCGGCGCTCCAAGAGTGTTGTAGTTTGCGTTCTTCGTCGCGGCGGTTTGAGTGAAGGGCGCTCCTGCACCCGCCGCAGCGTAGTCCTGCGCCTCGAAGATGATCTGCGGATCATCCGCGACCAGCGCGTAGTACTGCTTCGCCTGCGCACCTGCAGGACGGAACAGGATGTTGTTGAGCTGTGTCGGATCAACCCAAGGACCAAGCCCTTTTGGATTCGTTCCGATCGCCAGCACCACACCGATCAGCGGAGCGGAAGCCGCTCCGAGGTCGATACAAGGGAGATAGTAAGTGGCATCGGCTCCCGCGACCAGCTTCACGGGATCTCCCACCCCGATCGCATTTGTCACAGCAGCAGCAATTGCATAAACACGGCCTCTTCCGTCCCAGTCGGCGCCATTCAGATACCCGACAGGCGTGAAGCCGTTGACTCGATTGGCATTCGCCATAGTCAAACTCCACTAAAAAGGTTGAAAGGAATCGTCTCAGGTCTTTCTAAAGCGTCCGTTCGACATGTCGAAGGCCGCCTCTCGGGTGTATCTCTGCTGAAAATCTGTCTCTTTCTCACCAGGTTCACGAATCGGTTGCTTCTTCTTAAAAATCATATCCAAAACCTGCCGGTTGCGGGCAGCGATCTTTCGCTGGTCCTCGAAGTACCACTCGCAGCGGATCTTCATTAAGACTAGTTGCAGAGGCCGGCCATCAGCGGCCTGTCCCGCGATGTGCGCGATTCGGCCTCCGCCAAGATCCTCACTCTCCGACCCCTCCGACCGCCCGCCAATCGAGCGATCCATCGTCGGAACCTCTCCCGGGCTCACATACTCATAGCCCGCCCGAACCGCCTTATGCAGGTTAGTCTCAAGGAACCAGTGCAAGTGAAAGCCTTCGATCTCCGGGACCTCGAGCTGCCGCTCCGGCACGTTCATCGAAACACGAGACTCGGCGGTCACTCCGAACGAAGTACTCGCCGGGTTGTTCGCCGCACTGATCTCCTGCACCACAGTCTTTTCTTCCTGAGATTTGTTCGCCTGTCCTTCAGTCCTGTGTACGCGGCCTCCAACCGTCGGCTCCGGCATCTGCTGAGCCGCTCCCATCGGCTCTGGTGGAAGGGGAGGAAGAACGGAGTCCGGGATCGGCGGCTTTACTTGCTGGGTAGTCATGGATCAATTCTCTCTTGAAAATGGTGTGCGGGAAGGAGCGAAGTATTCGCCGGCATAGTGAGCACGCCAGGCCTCTTTCGTCTCGAACAGTTTCCCAGAGCCTTTCGGCCCGACGAACTTCTCTGCCTGCTTGTCACACTTCGTCTTGGCATCGGCGGGTAGGTCGGCGAAACTCCGCCCGGTACCTCGGGCCGCTCCTCCTCCCCCGCCGGTCGAACGAGTTTCTTCAGACTTCCCCGGTGCCGCTCTACGCGTATTCGGGTTCAAGATTGCGTGTACCTCCGCCTTCACCTCTTCCATCAACTCCGTACCATCGGAGTTGTTCAGCCCACGCTGATCCCCCGCCGCACGTTTCTCCGCCACGACTCCGTTGAAGAGACCCGCGAACCTCGGATTCCTCAGCGACTCCTGATTCCCGTCAATCCAGGATTTCAGCCAGGGCTGAAGTTGAGGACCGGGCGGAGTCTGTTGGCGGGTTTCGTTGCCAGATCCATTGCCAGTCTTGGCAGAATCCGGCTTCACAATCTCCGCCAGTTCGTTCTGCAGCTCCGCCACCCTTACATCATCTCCAGCCTCGCGGGCCGCCCGAAGCTCCGTTCCAATCTCTGTTTTCCTATGCTCCTTGCGATCTTCCGCCAGCTCCTTGTGCAACCCCCGCAGCTCTTCAATCTGCTCGTTCTGAGCCTGAAGCCGCCCCTCGAGCTGCTGAATTCTTGAATCCCGCTGCCCAAGATCTCCCTGCAGCCGATGCCTCTCTGCGTTCAGGAATGGGATGAAGGTTTTCCCTCGGTCCAGAAATTCTCCTGCATCCACCCAGTCGTCTTGATTCCCTTTAAACTGTTCCTTCGGCCTCCAGCCAATCTTCCTCGCTTCTCTCTCTTGCTCCACCTGTGTCTGGCGGGCAGAGTCATCTTCCCCTCCGCCTCCACCTTCCGTACCTTCTTGACTCGTCTCCAGAAACTTGTGTCTGAGTATATTCATGGTTCAATCACCGCATAGATTGCATCTGCCTTGATCAAGCGGTAGAGCAAGCCATCTCGCCCTTTCCGCAACCCGCCGGAGTACAGCGTGAACGCCACCCTCTCCCCTATCTTAGCCCTTGGCGGTTCTCCTTTCCACGCATTCTCTCCTATCGCCACCACGATTCCTTCTGAATCGGAAGCGGCGGAAGACTGTGCGACACGTTCCGGGATTATCAGAGCTCCTGTTTTTTCCTTAAGCTCCGTGACCAGGAGCAGAACCGCCGTCCCGCAAGGGCGAATTCCCGAGCCGTTCACCGGCGGGGTTTTCTGATTCGTTGATGTCATCTGCGTCTATCTCCAATATCTCTTTAAGTATCTTCAATTGTCCAAGTGCCTGCGCATTCGCCATCGCAGTAACCTTGGTACTGTCGTTCTGAAAGTATCCATCTTCCCACTGCTCATGCAGCGACTCCTGCATTCTGCGCAGGTGCTGCATCAGCGCCCTGCCCGCCGGGCTCGCCTTGAGTTCGTCCAGCTCCGCTTGACTGATCTTCATTCTCTCCACCTGTCTCTTGATCTGACTGTTGTGAAAGCTTATCTGCCTTATCTCCCATCATCTGAGCCAAGTTCGTCACATGGTTCATCAGCTTGTCAAAGGCTTCAAGCTGCAGCGCGGCCTTGTCTCCGCCAATGCTGGAGACAATCTGCGCAGCCTGTGCTCGAAGCAAATCTATCTCCGCCTGCATCTTCTGTTGTCCAGACCGCAGGTCCACAACCGTCTTCCATTTCTCGTGCTGGAGCTTCAGCTGCTCCCCTTGCATCTTCGCCTGTTCTACCTGCAGCTTCGGATTCGGGAGCGGATGCTGCTGCGCGAACTTCGAGAACGCACCAGGATAAACCTTGTCGATATCCTGCGCGCCCATCGCGCGGAGGAATCGCCGCTCTACCTCTTCCACATTGTATCCAGGCACAGCATACCCGCGCTGCGCAATCGCTCCTGCCTGTGCCATGCGCTGTTGATCCGAGACCAGATTCGGGTCGGCGACCGGAATGACCTGATCTGGGTCAGTCTTGTACATCTCCTGCGTAACCCGCAGGCCTTTCGCTCCAAACTTCTGGCTCTCCGCCAGGAACCTCGCGTTGAGCTCGTGGAGCTTCTTAAACTCTTCCTTCATCGAACGCCAGATCCGTTTGAAGATCGAGCGGTAGATGTTGGTGCCTTGTTCGATCATTCCTTGATAGGTGGAGGCGGGAGTGTTCTGTCCAGGGTTCTCGCCGGTCGTCGGCCCGACGGTTCCAGCAAGCCGGTCCGCGTACTGAATAATCAAGCTCAACAGCTGAAACAGTACGTTGGAGATCGGGATCTCGGGATACTGATACAGAGCCTTGCGAATGTCATCTCCCGTCCCTTTGATGAGTTTGAACTCTCCTGGAGTCCGCGTGTACACTCCACTCTTCAGCTTCGCTCCCGTAGCGGCAAATCCGCCACCGAGCATATTCGAAGTCCCTGCATCGAAT